ACGAGGGGTCGGGACCGGCGAAGGTGATCAGCGAGGCCGAGACGGCGAACGGGACGATATCGGCCGAGGCGACCGTGACCAGATCGCCCAGCGGGCGAACGGCACGATCGGTGACGGCCGCGCGCACCGCGTCGACCAGCACCGCCGACGCGCTGCCATCGCCGGTGCGCGCCAGCACCGACACCAGGACCTCGCCGGGCGCGGGGCTGGTCGCGCTGGCATCGAGCACGCCTGCATCGGCCGCCTTCGCACGCGCGACATAGGCCAGTTCGGGGCCGGCGACGGTGAAGCTTTCGGGTGCCAGAACGATCCGCTGGCGCAGCGCGTCGTCGCTCTCCATGATCGCCGGTGCGCCGGTGACGGGGTCGGCCGGCGTGAGCGTCAGGCGGGCGACGCCCACCAGTGCGCCCAGATGATCGAGGTTGGCCCCGGTCGCATATGCGACGAAAAGCTGCAGCCCGGCATCCTGAAACGCGCGCCGGAGAAGGACCTCGCGATAGGCGGTGACCTGGAGCAGCTTCATGACCGGGTCGGAGTCGATCAGCGCGGTCAGGATCGGCAGGCGTGCCTTGAGGTCGGCCACCATGGCGGCGAGCACCGCTTCGAAACCGGGCTGTTCGATCAGCGTCGGCGCGGGAAGGCGCGACAGGTCGACGGTGGTGGAGCTGGCGGCCATTGCGCCTGCCATGTCGTCGGGCGCGCGGGGCGGTGGCTATGGCGTGCCCTTGTAGAAAGCCATTCTACAAGGGCGCGCCTGAGTTACTTACGGTGCTTAGGCGCCTGGAAACGACGGAAGAGAATGGTGCAAGATGGAGGTGGCGATTAGTGTAGCTACCAACGCGGCAAGAGAAATGGTCAACCAGCGAATGGAACTTTGCACGGCGGTGTACTTCGCGCAGACAATCTCTGCATTCCGCCAAACCTGTCCTATGACATCGTCCAACAGATCGGTCTCACCGATAGCCTTGAATTCGTTGCGGAACGCTCCCTCGGTGCGACCGGCAATTGCGCCGAAATAGATCAACGATCCCTGTCCGCCCTTAGAGTCAGGAAATACGCACTGCCACACGCGTGCGGCCGAAGCAGCACTCGCAAGCACATAAACGGAGAACGGAACCCATACATAGGCGACGCTCAGATCATCCAGCTTTGTATTCAGCGCGGCGACTGCCACCTCGATCGACAGCCATGCTGCAACCGCAGTGACCTTAGCATCAATGCGAGGAAAGAAGCTGTGCACGCGATCGAGCTGTCGCTCGGCAAAACCCAATCGATCCATCACACAAAACCCCAGTGCCAATTCGAGCAATAGATTCGCTGACTGCCCATGTCAGACCAGCTACGCTGTATCCACATATCGGATTGATATAGTCCCCCGACCTTAGCTTCCGCGAGCATATGGTCGTAAACCTCAGCTGTTATCCAAGTGCGATAGTTATCCGGAATAGAGCAAAGCTTTGCCGCGTAGTTTGCGGCCCTACCAACCCAAACGAGGTCGTTGGCACCCCGAACACCAGTTTTGGCAACCATTAAGGTCGAGAAGTCGACACCGCAGGTATGACTAACTACATAATCTTCGTGCGCATACATTGCCTTCAAGCGCTTCTGGACAATTTCGTTTACCCCATAGTTGATCTTTAGCGCAGCCCGAACTGCTGCCGTTCTACGCTGGTTGCCCTCGATGAAAACCGCCATGATCCGATCACCGTCGTAGGCAGTGATCTCGCCGCCCTCAGATCGAATGATCCGACCGGCGACGTGCAGGAAGGTCTTGTAGACTTCTGCCGCGAACGGTTTTATCCATTTGTCCACAAGTGCTGTGGATGCCGCCAGGTCAGCGTAAAGCACGGCCCCTTCCAGATCGATGCCATCGTTCGAGTATGTGAGCGAGGTGTCTTCCGGCACCTTGGTTCCTTTTCGCCGCTTCCAGGCTGTACGAAAGATCGCGTCACAATGATCGTCCAATTCCTTCTTCAGGCTCATGGTGACGCTCTCCCGTTCGTTGCTCCCGAGGAGACTCCCTAGCTCCTTCCGAATGCGCCTCCAACGTCGAGCATTCTGGTCCTCGTAGGCATGATTGGCTGAGAACAGGCGCGGTTGGCCATGAGCGCCAGCTATCTCGTTACCTGAGTGAGGATCATCTCCAGGATGCGCTGGCGCTCTGACTCGGTCAGCCCCAGCAACACACGACGGGCGTAGCGGACCTTGCGCTGACCGGGGGCCGGCGCGTCGGCAAGGCCCTCCTGGTGGACGCTGGCGATCCGCGATGCGCGGCCGGCGAAGCCGACCCACAGCTCGTCGGCATTGCCGCCTGCCTTGAGGTTCTTGGCCAGGCGCAGTTTGCGGAACATCTTCTGCTGGCGCATCGACGGCTTCTTGCCCGCCCTTTTCGCGCGGCGAGGTTCGAACGCCGCGCCCTCGGGATCCCGCTGCGCCGTGATGCGGCTTGCCTGGCTCTTGCGCAGATCGCGTCCGATCGCGCGCAGAAGCCGCGCGCGCTCCGGCGCGGCGGTGCGCAGCAGCAGGTCGCGGCAGAGTTGCTCGATCGGCGCGAAGTCGTTCACGGGCCGGGGACGATCTCGATCGTGCCGGCCGCGTCCTCGATCAGCCCGGCCCATAGCTTGGTACCCGTCGGGACGCCCGCGAAGGCGTCCGTGGCGATCGATTCGGGCAGGTGCGTGACGCGCAGGCCCTGCGCCTGCTGTTCGACGCGCACCAGCTCGGTCAGCGCGATCGTCACGGTAATGTCGCAGGTGTCGGCGTCGAGGAGTTCGGACTCGAAGGTGAACGGCTTGCGGTCGGCGCGCTCGAACAGGTCGGGCTGGTTCGCCGCGATCCAGGCTAGGATGGGCACGAGCAGCGTATCGACGCTGCCGGCGAAATCCTGCACCCAGATCGTGGCGGTGTAGCCGTATTCGAAGGACAGCGAGCCGGGCCGGATGGTCACGTCGCCCTTGTCGACGAAGATCTCCATTTTGGACGGGTCGTCGGCGAGCTGGCGCACCGTTGCGAGCAGCGCGCCGCGAAGGCTGTCGAGCTTCTTCACGACGCACGCTCGGGCGCGATGCGCAGCAACCGCTCTAATTTCGTCCAGAGGCCGAACTGATCGAGCAGGGGATTGAGCCAGTCGGTCAGGACGCAATAGCGGCGATCAGCGGGCGGGCGATGATGCTGCGCATGCTGGCGCGCAGATTGGATGAGGCCGATATCTTGCAGCGCACGCAGCCCGGTTCCCGCGGCGGGCACGCGGTGCGTGTAGAAGTGCACGATCGACGTGACCATGCCGCCCAGCGTCGCCGCGGCCCAGATCAGCGATGGCCCGGCGACCAGGAGCCAGATCAGCGAGGCCAGGCCCGCCGCGCCCCAGGTGGTGCCGTTCCGCGCGACGATGCCGCCAGCGGTGAAGGCAAGGGGATCGGCATGGTGACGCCGGTTCGGCGCGACAACGTACAGGCCGAGGATCGGCATATCCTCGGTCAGCACGCGATCTTCCAACCAGTGGACAAGCCCGCCCAACAAATCGGCGATGAGCCAACCGGCGAGCAGCTTGGCGGCGATGAGCAGCGCGGCGTCGATCATTTCGCCCGCCCGCGCTGGGCCGCGGCCGAGCATGTGCCCGGTGCGGCCCACTCGATCAGGCGATCGAGCTGACTGGCATTGGCGCCGAAGGCGCGGGCCAGGCGGATGATGCCGGCACGCGCGCGCGTCGGGATCTGCGCCACCACGTCATCATCCTCCGGCAGGCCGGCGGGGCGATCGGCGCAGCGGAGCAACTCGGCGGGCGGGGTGTCCTTCACCGGAACGGCGACGGGCACCGGGATCTGCACCTCAAGGGGCGGCTTGGGGGCGCAGGCCGGCAACGCCGTTGACAGCAGAAAACCACTCGCGATCCACGAGGTTGCGGCGCTCGGCTTGCGCATCGGCGATCTCCATTCGTTGAGCGGCGGAGCGGGCGGCCTCCGCCGCGTCGCGTGCCGCCTGGTTGTCGGTGAGCTGGCGGGCGTCGTGCGCCGCCATGGCATCGGCGAGGATCTTCGCGGTCTGCCGGTTCGTGTCGGTCAGGAAGGCCGCCAGCCCGCCCACCTTCGCGGCGCAGAGCTTGCCGCGCGGCGCGGCGGGCGAGGCGTTGAAGTCTTGGCCGGCCCGCGCGCAGATGATCTCCGCGCGGTGGAGCAGGTCGTTCCGGTCGGCGACGACCTGGCGGTAATGGACGTAGAACCAGCATCCCACGCATGCGACCGCGAGCAGGACCAAGAAGGCGGCTTCCGCGCGCGCCTTGGCGAACAGGCCCCGGATCATCGCGGCAGATCCTTGAGGCACAGGGCGCGCTCCGCCTCCCGGCGTCGGGCGAGCCCGCGCACGACGGTGAGCGTGCCGTTCACCCGCGCCTTGTTCCAGGGTAGGAAGGCGTCGCAGGCGGCGCGCCACTGTCCGGCGTTGAAGAGTCGGGCGGCGCTGGACTGGCAATAGCCACCGGTACCGATGTTGTAGGCGAGGCTGACCGCGGCGGCGAGCTGGTGCGGACGACCGCGTAAGGCGGGCGTGCAGGCGAGCACCGGATCGGCGTGGCGGATCAGTTCAGCCTCGCGGCGCGCCTCGCAGCCGGCGAGCGTTTCCGTCATGCCGGGGCGGACGCCATCGATCACGCCATCGCAGATCGTCCAGATCCCGGCCACGTCACGGTACGCGGTCAGGCGCGGCGTGCCGCCCGACTCCCACCCGGCGACGAACGGCGAGGCAATCAGCGCGCAGGCGGCGCCGACGACAGCGATGAGGGTCCGGCGCTTCGGCGCCGGCGGCTTGGCAGCCTCGGTCACTTCTTTTCCTTTCGTGGCAGGAGGGCGAGCAGGCGGTCGCGCAGCTGGCCGGGCAGCTCGGCGATGACGGCGACGCAGCCGGCGACGAAGGCGGGCGCGGCCTTGAAGGCGATCATGCCGACGACGAACCCGAGCGCCTGAAGCACGTACGGGTGGAACGGGTAGATCGCGCCCGCCGCACGGGTGCTGAAATAGCTGACGGTGATGCCGACCCAGAGCTGGGTGAAGCGGCCGAGCCAGGTGAGGCCGGGTTCGTAGATCAGCGTCACGATCGCGCCGAGCGCCGATGGCACCAGGCCGGCGACGAAGGCGAG